AGACAGGTCTTCTGAAAGAATGCTAATTTTTTACCGATATAGAACTTCCCATCGGATATTCGTGTAATCTTATACACAAATGAAAAGGCATCACTAGGAAACTGATCCTGTGATGCCATTATAACACCATTGTATGTCCACTGACTCATAGTTTTCTCCCATAAGTCAGTATTTATCAACTCAACAGTTTGCGCAACTCGGGTAATGAACCAATAAAGTTTCCGTTGATATCAGTAATGACAGGAGCCATACGAATGTTCGAATATTGTTGCTTCAAAGTCTGCAGTTCAACATATTCAACATCTGGCTTCTTATCCTGACCAACATCAATTTGTTTTTCAATATAAGTCTTACCTTTTGCCTTGATCAAAGCCTTTGCCTGATCACATTGAACGCAAGCCGGTTTGGAATAAACTACAAAATCACCCATTAGAAATCTACCTCAAAAGTTTTACCAGAATCGTCATTCACAATAGTGTTGACCTTGTATGCATTGTTGACTTCTTCCTGTGGAGCAGCCTGTACATTGCCAATATTTACCCAATCTTCCAAGTGAGGGCATGGGTTTTTGGTGGGGAATGTGAATTCACTATTCAAATCCAAAAACTTGTCCACATCACGTGCGTTAAACAAAACCCATTGCTTCATGGTATTTGCCGTAGCACCAGTCAAAGAACGACCTTCAGAAAACATGTAATCGATGAAGCTGAATTCTGCACCAATCACTTCATTGAAGAGTTGTTTGATCTTTGGCAATTGACGGTTGTAAGAGTCTTGTCCACGCTGAGTTTTGAGTTCGATGCGCAACACTTCTTTATCTGCCATGGCATGTACTTCCAATTCATCTTGGCAAATTTTTTGGATCGCTTTACCGATAGCCTGAAACAGACCTGTAGCACAGATCGTAAACGTCACACCGAATGAACCTGTAAACTGAACTCGCTCCAACATCAGCAGTGCGCAATACATCAAAAAGATTGCATCGTACAACTCTTGCTTATCAACCTCTTCACCCGCACCATACAGACTACAAAGTCGTTTTGCGTTTTCAAAAACAGCAACAACATGAGTCAGTCGATTGATAGATTCTTTCGCATCCAGAACTTCCCGCAGAGCCAATTCTGGATTATCAAAAGACATCCGCACAATCTCAGAATATGTGGATGCATGTACGACTTCGTTGTCAGAGATTCGACCTGTCAGTGCCCACAAAGAAGAGTCTGTGATGACGCTACCAAGAATGGCAGTGATGGATGTTGCGGCAGAATCACCACCCCATTGCCATGCAAGGTTAATCAACATCATTTGGTATGTTGATCTGTCACATGTCTTGAATTCTTGGTTACATTGAGAGTAGTCAAACTCGACTTCATCCCAATCCAAACTCTTCATTTCCTTGTACAAATCCCAGAGTTTTGGGTACTGTTTGTTGATAGTGTTAAAAAGACCAGGCTCTACTCCAAGGAAAAGGGGCGTACCCTTTTCCATGTATTCCTCAATCGTTTTTCCTGTGTTAAAAACTTTACTCATATTTCCTTTACAAAGTGCATGATTCGCAGACCGAATCATCTTCCTCGACTTCTGCAGTCGGGACAGTATTTAATGATACTGCATTCTCTGTTGAAGTCAAATCCACACCATCAGAAGTCTTAGAAACAACGTAGTAGCGACTCTTCAAACCATACTTAGCGATTGACAAATAATCCTGAATGATCTCAGACGAAGAAATAGTGGTGTTACCCGACACATCTGCATAAAGATCAGCAGAGATACCTTGATCTGTCCACTTCTGCATCACAGCATAATTCTTGATGTGATCCGTGTTTGAAATATCCCATGCAAGTTGATACCACTTACCAAGTTTACCAGCATCAGGTGCTTCCCAATATGTAGTTGCTGTATCGTTTGTCTTCATGATAGACAATGAACGAATAGCATATCCACCATTAGTTGTGCCTGATGCGGATGCCGAAGATTCAGCAGGCATATGGGCAGCAATAACCGAGTTACGAATACCACCATTTGCAATGATTTCTTTGCGTATCCATTCCCAATCACGCTTGTTCTCTACAGTGACGAGGCTATCAACATTCTTGTTGTATGTATCGAGAGGTAACCATCCTTTAGGCCACAAAGTCTTGTGCATCCATGGAGCATTACCCAACTCTTTACCGAGGCGCAAAGACGCATTCAGCAAGTGCCAGTAGTGGGTTTCAAATGTCTCGTGGATGAAGTTACGACCTTCCTGTGTATCGAACTTCAAATGTTTCTTAGCCATCAAGTGTGCAAGACCAATAACACCCACACCAGCACTCATACGAGACTTAGCAGTGTGTTCCAAACTTGGGAAAACATAGTCTGCTTTGTGGATACAAACATCGATCATTTTCAGCGTGTAGTATGCGACATCAGCGTACTCTTCATCGGAGTCGATGTTACCAACAACCACACCACCCAAAGAGCAAAGACCAATTTCACCATCACCCTCTTTGTACTCTTCATACAGTTCTTTGACTGATTGATAGCCTTTACTTGGAAGACCAATTTCTTGACACAAATTAGATGACCAAATTGGGTCAATAAAAGGTGTGTGCTTATTCAATTCATCGGTGCGATGGTCATACTGCACACCAGTTTCATAAGCCTGACGCAGAGCATCTACAAGCACTTCACGAGCGCTTAGTTTGAACGTTGCAGTCTTTTCATACTCCATGTACAGACGTTCGAAAATGCTTTGATCTTTTGCATATTGAGCGTTATACAATTCAGGATTAGAGTGGTAAGAAAATGGTGCATACATTTCGTCACGTGCAACCTTACGTGCGAACAGTTTGTTAGAGCCAAATGAGTAGTGTGCGCCTGCAATACGTTTAGCTGCAGGAGTCATCGGGTGACGTAGTTTCTGGATTGTCTTAACTTCAGGATCAAATGCAGTGTAGTGAACTGTCGATGCACCACCACGACCATTTTGCAAGTTAGCGCCGATAGCACCAACCATGGCACGGTAGTAAGGCAGCTTACCTTGATGTTCAATCAATCCACCACGAATAGGATCACCCAAGGAACGAGTCTTGATGTGTGAGCCGATACCAGCAGACATGCATGTCATCATGTAAGCGATATGATCACCAGCAGCCAATGAAGCAGCAGTATCATGTGTAGTGTAGACACAGCAAGACGCATAACCATTCAGGCGTGTGCCAAGATTCACATAGTTAGGTGTAGGCGCATTGATCTTGTTCTTAGAGAGGTATGTGTACCACTTCTTAACATGCTCCATACGCTGCTCTTTTGGCTCGTTTTCTGCCAAAGCCATTGCCATACGCATGAAAACGAATTGTGGAGTTTCATACTCTTTCTTCAACACCTTGTTACGCAGTGCGTACTTAGTGCGAATCTGATGAATCTGGAAGTGTGCGTACTTCAAATCCTGATTGTGGTTGATCATGTCTTCAACCTGTGCATACTCTTCGCTAGAGTAATTCAGGTAAACCATCAATCCAACGCTAAACAATTCCGCATGCAGTTGTTGCACGGTAGGATGCTTGTCACCATAGAACTCACGAACCAGTTGTGGTGCATACAAGCGTCCAGCCATACGGTTGTATTCCCATGTCTTACGATTCAAGCATGAGTAGATCAGACCCTTCTGAAAATCCAACGTAGTGCATTGATCACCCAATCTGGAAACAGTCTCCAGAACAATAGAACTCCAATCAACATAGCTACCTAAAGTCTTCGCAGCAAACTCACCCCAACCATTGGCTTTGTTTGCATCATATTCTTGAACTGTACCATCTCTCTTAATCAACGTTTTTAGCATCTATACTCTCTTCCATTCGTTAAATTTCATCATTCCCATAAGCCCCTGATATGTGTTGTCATTGATTATTTTCACAGGGTCTTTACCTGCTCTAACCAAGTCATTAATATCAACCTTTTTGGCAGTTGTGTTGGGCCATATAACAACCTTGTAGCCCTCTTCAAGTGCCTTTTTATACATAGAAACAATATCCTTGTTTCTTGGTTCACAATCAAATATCAAAGTTATGTTGTTCTTGTCAACACCGAGTTTTTTTGCTGTTGATAGAAGACCCGCATTAACCGAAGCAAGACAGTTCGGTAAAAATAACGAATCCAAAGGCCCTTCGACCAACAGAATATTTTTCTTTCGCGTGACCCTATTGATACCAAAAATTGTTGGCATCTTCTTATCGATGTTCACGGTGAGATATTTATGACTTGACTCACCTGTTAGATCACGACCTTGATATGCGTATATGTTACCCCGCTTGTCAAAAAATGGAATAACAAGTCTAGGCCCCTCTGGAGCCTTTGCCATTTCTGGATTGAATTGCGCAGAGAACTCGCTGAATTTCTCTGCATAGTAAAAGGGGTACTTAGGAAGCTGTCGTGAGGCCACGTATTGGGCCACCATGCTGTCTTCTGGCATTTCTGATACCAGTTCAAGGTCAAGCGTACAAATCGATTCTGGTGGCGGTTTAACGGGTTCCTCTTTGGTTGTAATGACTGCGCCACCATCACCATTGATCCGATATTTTTCAAACTTGTAATCCGCAAACAAATCCGGTTCATACAACTTCATGTATGCACCAATCGGTAATGCTAGGCCACAATTGAAACACGAACACATGACGGTATCATCAAGTGTTCGCATATGGAACCGCATCTTACTTTTGGATTCTTTGGAGTCTCCGCAGACTCCACACCTGCCTTGAAAGTGAAAAGGGTTATCGTTTTTGATCCTACCTCTCTCCACTCTTTGCCCAACCATCTTGGCAAATTTTATGTCAATGAAAAGCATTTATACCTTATTTAAAATCTACCATCACAATCTCAAACTCATGACCCTCCTGAGAAAGAGTTTCCATACGAATACCAAAATGTTTAAACGTGTTGTTTGGTTTCCGTTTATAGGTTAGATTATCACCTAGATCGTAAAGATTGCAATGAGTCTTACCTTTCTTGAGTCGAATGCCACGACCAAGCGTTTGTAGGTACTGGATTTTGTCCTTGGTGGGGTGTGTATAGA